ACAGGGACACGCTCATCGATATTCTCGAAAGAAAAGATAGTGGGATTTCTCTTCGACAAATCGAGTGGTTCATTACAAGCTATTCTCGAAAGAATCAAACATCGTACGTGTCGTCCGACGGCAAAATATTTGCGGTGCACTCGAGCTACAAATCAAGTCTCGATGGTTACAGTAAGAAGCTCTTCGATCCGTTTTGCAGAACGGCGAAGATCGATTTCACGATCCCGGGCACCGATCGCACCGTCAAGACGACGCTCGCGCAACTGAACTTCCTCAAGTGGTGTCAACAGAAAGGCGTGATCGACTACATGCGTCGACACAAGGACTCACTCAAGCGCTAGGCCACCTGCATTTTACCTCCTTGAAACTCAAACACTTGATAGCCAGTGTAAAACATATGCATTGTGTAACTATTTTGTACCGCGTCTTCCAATGTGATTTCAATGTTCGTTCGATCACTCTTCAGCTGCGAAAAATCGAGGTTCCCACTCGGGTCCACCGTTGCTGGGCTCATGGAAAATGAGTACGTGTACAGGTTTCGAACGGGACGCGAGAGTCTGCGCTGGTAGGGGACGAGGTACTTGTAAAACGCGTGAGTGGACGACGTGATGTCTGGGAGGGGGTTTCCATTGATGTGGAACCGCGCGCCCTTAAGCACCGGGTTGAAAAAAGTGTTCAATTCGTCGAAATCAGTGTCGCGGCTCCAGTTGAATCGGTTGTGCACGTAGAGTTGGCCTTCTTCTGTTTCACCGTCCGCGCCGACGACGGCGGGATCCTCAAATCGCGTGTCGCGAAAGAACCAGTGAAACGCTTTGACGGGTATCGACGGCACGAGCTGCTGTTTGAGCGTTTTCGGCGACGCCGCGTCGATGTCCAACTCCGGGTGCCGGCGCACGATGTCCGTGACCAACAGCTGTCGCTGCCCGGAGAGAAACAATCGCTCATCCGGGTGCACCGTGATCTCCTCCGTGATTATATCGAAGCTCGAGAGGGACAGCGTCGTCGCCGTGTTGGCGAAGAACGTCTGTGGATGGAACTCAAAGTCAAACTCCAGTTTCTGCCGGTGCATCGCACACAGAGGTAGGTACGGGCGATTGGGTCGATTCGAGCTGTACTCGTCGGTCGCATACTTTCGCGAAAAGAAGAAATTCAATGGGATAACTACCTCGCTTTCATAGCGCGCGTCCTCCTGGTTTGTCTGACTGGCGTCGAACGCGAGCGAGCGATTCACTAAGAAGCGGTTGGCGACCTTTTCACTCGTCTCCAAATATAACTCATCGAAGATGACGCCCCAATCACCGTGAAACACCTCGACCTCCGTCTCGTCGACGCGCATGGTGACGGACTTGAATATATGACGCCCGACCTGATCCGCGTAGTTCTCGCCGTTGCCGAGCGCGGGCAGGGTCAACGAGACCCACATGTTCGCGAGCATGTCACCCATAGAGCGCGGCTCGTACTGAACCTTGATGGATCGTTCGCCAAACGGCCACGTGGCCGGATTTCCTGGGCTCTTCACGTTTTTACTCCGGTGGTACTTTCGGAATTCGCTGTGGCGCTCACGATCCTTAACAAACACGGAGTCCGACGCGTCGGACGTCAGGATGTGCGTTTCCTGAGCACCTATGGCGTTGAGTGATATGATCGCGGCTTCGCTCATCTATCATTCACATCGATTATTATTTTTACAAAAAAGCGAGCATTCCCTTCTATGATGGCAACCAGGTAAAACCGTGTGATACTATCACGGCGAATTTTAGAAAAACGTCCACCAAATATCTTCCATCCAACCCCTCTCTCTGCAGTTGTAGTGGTCGTGCGAAATACGCCAAAAATACCATGCTGATGACTTGTACACAAAAATCGGCCTGCGTCCACGCATCTAACATAGTTGGGGCGAACGCCACGTTCACGGTCATGACGAAGTCTGCGAACATAGACTCCAACAGATGCATTAAAGCACCCGTCTCAACCAATGCAGAATCTTGCCCGCATCGCCCCATGATGTGGAACATGGCATCATCGACTATAAAGAACCTCACACAATACCAGCAGTTATCGACGAAGAATTTGACAACCAAGTTGAAGCTGGGCATGTTGTCGTGATCCAGGAGCCATGTGATGACCATTGCACAAGCCACAATGCTCAGTGAAAACACCTGTGCATGGCGCGCTCGACGTGTATTCAGGAAGGCTACTCGTGGACGATTGATGGCATCTCGATTGATGTAAAACATGGATTGAGCTCGACAGATGCCCATGTGGAAGAATTGGTGCGTACAGACAAAATCGCGAAGCTTTTCCATCGCCACTTCATCATGACCGCAACGGATAACACACCAACCTGAACGAACCACGTGTCCAATTGTGGAATTTATGTAAAATAGACTGAGTAACTCAGACCACTTTGTGTTTTGCCCCACACTCGGTCCATAGAAATCCGTGTTATCGGCCTTCATTCTATGCATGCACCGTATCAGTGGGTTTCGGTTTCGTAACGTGCCGGCATCCAACCCGTTCAGCCAATCCTGTACGTGCACAGAGTAGAAAATCTTGATGAGATCATACGCGATGGACGCATACACCACCAACTGGTACCCGAGGCCAGTCGGCCACAATCTGTGATACACACAAGGTATGATGAATGCAAACGACGCACCGACGAAGTACACGGTACATTCTCTCATCAAATTCGCATCGTTATGACACTCAACGACAGTGTCGCGAAGTTCTTCGTATTTCCTCATCAACGCATCCATGTATTGGTTGTGTTCTTCAGTCAACTTCTTCATGGCCGCCTCGAGCTCGGCGGCTTCTTTCTGGTTGGCCGCCAAATCCTTCGCACCGGGTGCATCATCCTCCGGGGCGAGGTTTTGATGCCGCCGCCCCATGAACCCATCGTTGCCGAGATCGCGTGACGTGATCGCGGAATGCTCGATCGGCTCATCTTCTTTACGGGGTGATTGCACTGGCGCTGAGCTATCACTGTCCCCCCTCGTCGCGTGGGTGGGGCGGAGGCGGCGCGTCGTTACCATCCCTTGCGTCGCGAAGTGTCGCGGCAAGCGGGGTCAATCGCAATCGAATCTACAATCGAATCTCCGAAAAATGAATGTATGTGAAATATTACGTCTTTATATTACGATTCCTATCGCACGGCTGGTCTTATTTTGACTAATTTCAACACCCGACAGTGTGTGTCGACACCCCGGAGATGGCGTGTACCATTGTCGGAGATGGCGCCGAGCGACGCCGACGCAACACAACGCGACGCGTTGCAATAATATGATGACTCGAGGCGAAGAAGAAGCTAGACGCGATTCCGCGGATAGCATGGAACGCGCGACGGTCATGGCCGTGACAAAGGTCGATGACGGGAAGTGTGACGCTAAAGTTGACACAGACACAAACCTCACGTGGGCGACACGCGCCGCCTTTGCAAACTGGGTCGTGGAGACGATCTTAACGATCGTCAGCGCGGAAATTACATACAACTACGAGTATCAAATCATTTGGCCAGTCACGTGCATGATTGCGTCACTTTTATTCTGTGTAGTCGCGTACGCGGCTCCGCGCTTCAACACCTACGTTCGCTTAGGTCACGTCTTTGTCATTGTGGCCGCCATCATCGGGGCTTCCACATCGAGATATGCTCTCATGAGCTCTGATATGTACGTGTGCATGAGAAAAACGAACAATCAGTATCCCACGTTCACTGCTATCGACATGACAACTGGCCAAGTGTCTCTCATCGCTGGCAAACCGAGTTGCCACCGAACCAAGATTTTATATGCCTTCGAGCTTGTCGCCTTCGCTTCAAGGCTCGTTTCCTATGCACTTACAGTGAGAACGATTTAAACCCATATTTATTTGTAATTACACCCTTAAATCTTCCAACCACATGTCGCGTTCATTTTTCCCAATGATAGCGTCCAGTTCCCTTTTACACGCGTCTACCTCCCGCATTAGATTCTGAATCGCCTCTTCCGTGTACTGGTGGGTCTTGATATCAAGTAAATATGAGAACCCCCCGTTTATCACCGCGAAAGATTTAGCCATGTCAGATTCGAGATCAGCGCGGCGGCGCTTGAAGACGACCAATCGCCCCGAGACGACGTCGGCGATGAACCGCGCCTTGTTGTCGTTGAGATCGACCTTCGCGCGCAGTTCGGCCACGATGTGAGCCTTGCGACGCTGGTAACACTCCATGCGTACGTCGACAAAATCCCGAATGATTTCGAGCGGTGACGAGTACTTCTTGATGCCCTGCACGGGGTGGAAGAGATGCATATTGGAGACTCGAAACGTTTTCCGAAGCTTCAGGTCGGCCACGGGGTCTTTCCCGCGGTACCCCGTGATCTTGAATCGGACACGCTCTGTCGTCGAGTTGTTCTCATACCCAGAAATTTTCTTCGTCTCGACGAGTCCGTCGAGAAACTCTTTGTGATCCTGTGTCCATCGACCGGGCGGTAACTCGGTGATGACCCCGTTCGCGTAGACCCCTTCGGCCACCCATGCACCGTCGTCCGTCGCGTGGACGCGACCCTCAAACCCGTTAAAATACGGAATCATTGGTACCATTTCTTCGCCGCGGATGCACCGCGCGACGTTCGCGCGCACGTCTTCGGGCTTGTACGGAGGCACAAACGTGCTGAAACCTGTACCGATACCCTCGGTCCCGTTGATCAGCACCATCGGCAGCACCGGAACGAAGAAATCGGGCTCGATTGGTGTGCCGTCATCCTCGAGGTATCTGAGCACGGGGTCGTCGCGCGCATCGAAGATCTTCCGAGCGATCGGGTCCAACTTTGTGAAGATGTACCTCGTCGCGGACGCGTCTTTGCCACCCATAAGCCGGGTCCCAAACTGTCCGCACGGCACAAGCAACGCGACATTGTTCGAACCAACGTAGTTGTTCGCCAAACGAACGATCGTGTCCGCGAGCGATACCTCACCGTGGTGATAGCATGTTTTTTCAGACACGTACGCCGCCAACTGCGCGACCTTCATCTCACCGGTAAGATTTCTCTGAAAGCATGCATGCATGACCTTGCGCTGGGACGGCTTGAACCCGTCGACGACGGACGCGATCGATCGACGTATGTCGGCCAACGAGAAGTTGACCAAGTCTTTGTGCACGAAATCGGAGACGCTGAGCGATTGAATCTCCCCGTACGGCACTTCGAGCCCCTGGGCGCCGGTGCTCTCGAGTAACCATCTCTTTCGGTCATCCGCCTTGCTTTTGTCGAACGCGAGCACGATCGCTTCGTCTGCGCGTTCGTCGACGACGAAACGCACGGTCAACGTATCGATAGCCTTGAAGTACTCGCGCGCCTCGGCGCTCGTCGACGTACCGAGACCCTTGTAATACTTGATTCGCCAACCGGTTTGGTTTTGTTGTTGGGTGTACCATGACCTGAACGCTGCATCGGTGTAAAACTCAACGCTCTTGCCCGCGCGCGACGCCTTGATGACGGGTGTGACGAGTGAGACGATGAATCCGATATCGAGTAAAGACGGCCAAAACGCGTGGATCATGTTCAAAATGAGTCCTTTGATATGACTTCCATCCGCGTCGGCATCAGTCATGATCATCACTCGGCCGTATCGAAGGTCGTTGACGCTCTTGTACACCTTGCCTTGTTGCAAGCCCAATATCTTCTTCAAGTCAGCGAACTCTTTGTTTGCCGTCAGAGCCGAGACGGGCGCGTCGCGCACGTTCTTGCATTTCCCACGCAATGGGAAGACACCATAGTGATCTCGACCGACCACAGAGAGGCCGGCAACAGCCAGTGTCTTGGCCGAGTCACCTTCTGTCAAAATCAAAGTGCATTTCCCGCTCTGTTGCGTTCCCGCCTTGTTCGCGTCGTCGAGCTTCGGAATCCCCGTGATCTTGCTCTTGCGCACGTTGGACGCGTCCGATTTCGCGAGCATTTTCATCTCTTTGAACTTTGAAAGTAACATCAACTCTTCCTGGATTCCCGTCTTCAGAACGTTTTTGTAGTATGCCTTGGACGGCGGTTGAAATTTCGAGCCGAATTCCGTCACTTTGGACGTGCACTCACTCTTGACCTGTGACGAGAAGGTCGGGTTCTCGAGCGTTGCCCTCACGAAGATCCAAAACGCATTCTTCACTTGCTGAGGCTTGAGTTGGATCTTCTTTGAAAGTTCGGCGATGACACCGGCGGAGACCACCGACGCCACGTGATCGACGTGCGTCCCACCCTTCGTGGTCGAGATACCGTTCACGAACGAGACCTGTTCGAACGAGGAATCGGGCGAAGGGCCGATCGACACCGTCCATCGATCCGTCACGACCGTCAACATCTTTTCCAAACCCGTGTGCATCTTTGCAAACTTTTCAAACGTGAGCGCGGGGATCGGCTCGCCACACCATTTGATTCTGCACTGCGGCGACGTACACACAGCGGCGTCCCACGCGCGTTTCCGAAACACGTCCACGATTGCGGCGTCCATTCCTTCCATGTGAAACCGTTTCCAATCCGGTGTGAACGTGACAGAGACCGATGCAGTGGCAGACGCATAGGCCTTCACCTTCGGCTCGCCCCGCACTGACATGTTCTTCATCCATTTCTGTGTGTACAGCACCTTATTCACGGGATCCTTGACCTTGATAGCAAAGTCTTGCGAGTAGATGTTCGCCAACTTCGCACCGTAGCCGTTCCGACCACCGACTATTCTTTTTTGAGAATCATCGTAGTTTGTCGATGTCAAAAGATGTCCAAAAACAAGCTCGGGGTTGTAAGCATTTTCTTTGCCGTTCTCGACGACCGCGACACCACCCAACGGCCCGTTGTTTTCGATAGTGATCGCGCCCGTGGTCGTGTCGACGTCGACCTTGATCGACGTGACCTCTTTCGGGAACAGGGAGTTGCGGTCGATGGCGTTGACGAGAACTTCATCGAAGATTTTAAGAAGCGCTGGTGAGTATCTCACGATGCGCTTCTCGAACCCCGACGCGTCCGCGTTCAAGAGCCAATACTCCTCGGCGACGAGCGACGTCGAACCGACGTACGAGTCGGGTCTTTTGAGCACGTGCTCGACGTGCGATAACTTCTCGACGGTCTCGTTCATCGCGAGCGTCAAGCAATGGGGGCCCCGCGGTACTCGCGCGAGATGTTTCTTTCGATGTAGTCGCAAAAAGATTTCAGCTCGTGTATAGTTACGCTTGTCGATATACGCGGACGCATGGTACGTATACCCGTTTGAATATCGCGTAATATGGCCGGATTCACGTGTAATCGGGTGTCTTTTTCGAAGCACGCGCGACACACACGCCGACATTTCAGACCCATGACGCGTACATAGCCTATGTTGTCCGCGAAGTACACCGGTCGTAAACGCCAATATTTTTTGTATAGATAGTGTTCATAACTGTCTTTACACGTGATGGTGATGTCCAGTGGCGCATGGCAAAATTTGCAGGTACCCGCCCAGGAGATCTTCATCTCTCTGTACTACACGACATGCGTGAGATGTCTTTAAATACTTTCTTTGTGGGAGATATAATGATTCGAACGGTGACGTGCGCGGCCAAACCACCACCAAAGACGTATCACGAAATCAAATCAACGCTCAAGCGCGACACGCTCGCGTGTGGAATCGGTCTGAGCGCGTTTCACTCGACACTGAACGGCGTTGCCGGTGGGGCATCATCCATCGTGGGAACCGCGGCGAGCGTCGCGTATGTCGATATGCTCGGACGATACGTCGACCGAATCGAGGATAGACCATCTCAGAAACAGTTGTTGGCGCCCATGAGCGCGGCTGTTTTCGAGGTGGTGTGCAATAATACGGAATTGCTCCCGTTCGATTTCAATTACACAGAAACTTTGATATGTTTTTTGAGCTATAAGATCGCGTTGTTTCTCATGGCGTACCGCTCACTGAACGAGAAAGAGGACGATTAGGCGTCGGCCTTCTTCGCGGCGGCCTTCTTCGTGGTCGTAGCTTTCTTCGGAGCAGCGCTTCCGGGATCACCCTTATCACCCTTATCTCCCTTGGGCCCAGCGGGGCCGGCAGGCCCGGGCGGACCCCGTGGACCAACTACACCGCCACCGCCTCCGCCTCCGCTCAACGTACCCCCGAGCTCCTCGGCCATGCCCATAATGATCGACATGAGCCTGTCCTTGTCGATGCGGTTCGACGCTTGTTCCTCCTTGATGAGTTCGATGATTCGTTCAATAGCCATCTTGTCTTGTTTTACAGTTAAAGGAGAAAATATATTCTTGAAAAAGCGATGATGATCTTTATCGGCCCGACGCTCGCGTCTGGAATTGGGCAACATTGTCATAAATACCTCCCCCTGTTCCCTGATGCGAAGTATTACCAGTTTGGCCAGGACATACCGGAGGCGGACCACGCATTCATCTTTGTCATCCCCGTCCCATCGAAGCTGGCACACATCCCCGGCATCAAGGCGAAATGTAAAAAAGTCACATGCATGACCGTGTGCGAGACCGACCCCGTGCACGAAGATTACGGCCTGATATGCGAACACTTCGACCGAATCGCCGTTCCGAGTGAATTCTGTCGCGACGTGCTCTCGCGCCAGTTCCCAGAGACGGAGTTCTATGTCATCCACGCACACATCCCCGAGCGCCCATATACATTCTACCACATCGGTAACATCGCCGACGACCGCAAGCAATTCAACTCGATCCTCGAGGCATTCGTGCGCCTGAACAAACCCGACGCGCGTCTCCTGGTCAAAGCGACGTGTAATCGACCCGTGGAGATCAAACTTCCAAACGTCGAGGTGATCAATGGCCTAGTCAGTGATCGCGACATGGACATCATCCACGGCCTGGGAGATTGCTATGTGTCCTTCAGTAAATCAGAGGGGGTCGGTATGGGCGCCGTCGAGGCGGCCGTGCGCGACAAACCCGTTATCACGACGGCGTTCGGTGGGTCGAGCGAATACATTCGTACGCCGTACATGATCGAGTGTGAACGTCAAGAGTTGGTGAAGGATGACTTTCTATTCAAGGCCGGCACCACGTGGGGCAAACCGAATTTTGACCAACTCTTGGCGTTCATGAACGACGCCTACGACAAGCGATTACAATATATGGACCACGCGCACACGAAGCGTCTCGTGGGACGACCAAACGTCTTACGCGAATTCCTCGTTGATGTAAAAGGTCGCGATGACGATGATCCCTACCAAGATTGCCCCTGATGAGACGTTGTCCCCCTGTGATATGATGTTCATGACGAGATCGTCGACAAGATCGACGCCAACTGGCTTTTTGATGACACGCGGGATCGCGGATACGATGGCGATGTAGAGGGCCATCGAGATGATGACCGGTCTCAAGCTTTCAGCGTCTAAGAACATGTTTACTTGTTATAACTACAACAATTTAATCGTCCGCTTCGCCTTCATATACGCGAGCCTCAGCGCGCACGTCCTATACCGCCACATCGCGTTCGCGTACCGGAAGATTTTTGCTCGGAGCGCGTCTTCTTCGAGCCCGTCGCGCGCGTAGAACACATACGCTTCTCTGAGATACTCTTTCCACATGTCATCTTGTTTGATCTTCTTAATGAACCCCATGTCTACTTCTTCTTACTCTGTGTGCTAACCTCCCTTTTAAACCAAAAATCAGCTGGATCTCGACCTATTCGCATGATCGAGTCTTCGATCTCGTCTAACTCGTACCACGTCGCAGCGGTCCGTGCGTGAATCGGCTCGGCGAGAAGCTCACGGTATCGGAGCTCGAGGCGCGCGTTCCGGATGATCGGCTCCACGGGGGCGAAGATCGGTCGCGAGTAGACGTCCTCGTAGACGCGCCGCCGTATCGCGTCGCGCCGCGCCTGACGGACGCACACGGCGATCTCGGCCACCGTCAACATCTGATGTCGCCCGCGAAAAAAATCACCCATCTTTTTCAAAGTTAGATTAATGAATAAGATCGCGATCGACCTCGACGAAGTGCTCGTTCCATTCCTCAGGCCACTGGCTCAGTATCACGGTCGCGAGCTCCCGAAAAGGAAACACCCGTACATATTCCGCGAAGTTTTCGAGTGCTCCGAAGAAGAATCGCAGGACATGATCAAGGCTTTCTATCAGAGTCCGGAGTTTCTCTTTCTCAAGCCCATCGACTCCGCGCAACCCGCGATGCAAAGTTTCCGCCGGCAGTTAGACAAAATGTACATCGTCACCGGCAGACAAGACATCGCGCGTGAACAGACGGAGCGGTGGGTCGAGATGTACTTCCCGGACGTCTTCGACGACGTCATACTCACGAACTCGTTCACACCGAACGATATTCCGAAAGTTGATATCTGTCGCGCGCTCTCGATCGGGTGTATCATCGATGATAGCATCGATACGTGCTTCCAATGCCAGGATGCCGGCATTTTAGCTGCAAATTTTGTCGGTACACACACGTACCCGTGGTGTGAAGAAACTGATATCGCCATGCATGGTTGGCGTGACCGCGAGTTTAGCCCGCATTTATTTTAATCGTTGATATCAGAAGAGATGCTCATAACAATCATACTCATCGTCATCGTTGCGTGTGTCATCGCCGGCAATGGGAAACAAAAACAAAAGACTTTCATCGACAAAATGATTCGTCAGAGCGCTCGGTACGCGACGGCTGCACAACAGGACGAATCACCACTCATCGCCGTGCTCCACGCGAACTATTCGGCCGCGTATTTTTACGCATTGACCGACATCGCGAGCTATAATGAAATCCACAATGCCACCGGCATCGATGTCAAGAAGTTCCGGGAACATTTGATCCGCGTTCAGGATGAGACGACCAGAAAAATCACAGAAGCGTGTCCCCAATTTCGCGGTCAGATCGATCTGTTCCTCGCGACCATCGGCGGTGAAGCATAAAAATCTCTATCTACAGTAACGATGGTCAGGGCCAGCGACGTTTTCTTTGAGTACGCCAACGTCGTAAAAGATTTCAAGGGACACGTCGCTCTGCTCAAACAAGCGCGCGACGCGACCGTTCAGCAAATTCGCGCGCGCGAGCGCGCCGAGAAGGCTGCCGCGAAGAAACGCAAGCCTCGTCCGACGGGCATGAACTGGGAGCCCACGCCCGAGGACATGAGTGCGAAGAAGCGGGCGAAGGAAGCCGAAGAAAAGAAGAAGCGCGCTAATGAAAACAGACGTCGCCGCGCCGAGCGCGCGCGCTTCAACTCGAGGGACCCTCGCGTCGTCCTCGGCGTTTCCGCGACCGCCACCAAAGCGAACATTAAAAAAGCGTATCATAAATTAGCACTCAAACAGCATCCCAATAAGGGCGGGAATTCAAACATCTTCCGGAAAATCAAAGATGCGTACGACAAGCTTCAGTAGACGACGCCGCGCGCTATGATTCGCCAATTCGCAAAGGGCATGCTTACGACCCTGTCGATCGATCCCAACGACAGCGTCATAGTCATTCACCGCACCGAAAAACGGCGCTCGACCGCGAAACGGCGCCATCTTCGGCGACAGGCAAAGATTCGCGAGCGTTCGCGGTATCTCAAAAACGATGTTGGCGACCCCCTCGCGGGCGACGACGGCGACGAAACCACAGAGAATAAGTATACGAACGAGACGCTCGCCATGGCCGCGCCCATAGAAACATGGGGCGACGATATCACGGGAGGGATCTTCCTCGGCGAGCACGCGCATCTTTAC